GTGTCTCGATCGCTGACGTGGCCAAGCGTCACAACAAGGATGTTGTGCTCTTCATGCCTTCCTCGAAGGAAATCTCTCGACACCAGGCCTGCTGCATCGAGCGGGGTGCCACGGCTTACTTCGAGCGGATTGCCGCGATGCCGAACCTCAACCGAAAGGCTGAGATGTGGGCTCGTGAGAACGGAGCATTCTTTGTCCCCCTCGGCCTCAAGCATGAACTCGCCACGGCTGGCATCATCCATGCCGCATCGATGATTCCTGAGCCGGACGAGGTCTACGTGGCCATCTCGACCGGAGTTCTTTCTCGTGCTCTGCAGATTGCCTGGCCGAATGCGAAGTTCCACTGTGTGGCCGTGGCTCGTAACCTCAAGGAAGGCGAGCTCGGCCGGGCGGAGGTCATTACCGAACCACTGGACTTTACAGTTGCAGAGAAGAAGGAGAACCTGCCTCCGTTCCCGACGGTGAATACGTACGATGCCAAAGTCTGGAAGTACGTTCCGAAGAATGTTCGGGGCAAGAAGATCCTCATGTGGAACGTCGGCACTGAGCCGGTTCTCAACGATGAGTCCATAATTCAGAAGACGAAGTCGTATCGCGACTGGGCAAAGAAACAAAAAGAATGAAATCCGTACTCGTAACCACTCCGATGGCTCCGATCTCGGAGCGCATCAGTTCACACCGTGCAGCTCAGGCGGTAATCTATGCCGATCAGATTGCATCGAAGGGATATGATGTCACCATCAACTTCGGAGGCAAGATCGACAACTACAACGATTGGGACATCCTGGCAGTTTACCACGGTAATGACTGGGGTGGCACGGTCAACATGTTCGGTGGCGTCAAGGCCTACGCTGCGATTGATCAGATTGTCAACCTATCGAAGTTCAAGGGGTATGTCTGGTCACTCGCAATTGATTTCCCAGATTATGCTGGCATGATCAAGCCGAGGGTTGATAAAGAACCAGATGCTCATCCGGCCTGGAAGAACGTCGATTGGGAGAATCTATCAAAGATGGTGACTTCGAGTCTGAAAATCTATCCGAACGATTTTGTTGAATCCGGCAAACTTGCCTTCGGAGATTCACATGCAATCTCGATGTACCGTACTGGGTGGGAGGTCAACTCCGTACCGTTCAAGACGTTGTACGGCGCGTTGGATATGGGACTTAAGGAATTTGTCATCGATGATAAGTACCAGGAGCTTGAAGTATATTTTGGGAACATCGACATTCGTCATCATCTGCTTCGCCAACCTGATCCAAAGAAAGCCACTCAGGAACTCGTGAAGCGGTACATTGCTCAGGCAAAAGAACTCAGAGAATCTACGAATGCCAATGTGATTCGTATCTGGGAACCGTTGCCAATCGAGAACGAATCTCGCAAACTACCAAAGACTGGGTATTACAAAGGAACACCGTTTTACGGATCCTGGTCAGAACGCAACGAGATCCGCAAGGTTTTCGTGGAAGAGCTTCTGTCCAATTCTATCGACGGCGTTGATATTTTCCAATGGACAGGCAAGCTTCTCAATTCCAAGGGAGAGCTTGACTTCGAGGCCATGGAGAAGCCTCAGTCAGTTCATCTGTCTCGTGCATCCTATCCACATTGGACAGGAAAAGAGTGGAACGAACAGGCAAAATAAGATTTACAACCGTCACGAAACGTGAAAGGATACCTTTATGTCATCACTGCTATCTAAGCTCAAGAAAAATTCAAAGATCGACCAGACCGACGTGTTGGACAAGTCCGAGCTCTTCAACGACAAGGACATGATTCCCACAGATATCCCGATGCTCAATGTGGCACTCTCGGGGTCTCTGGACGGCGGTCTCACTTCAGGACTGACGGTACTCGCCGGTCCCTCAAAACACTTCAAGTCGAGTTACTCACTCATCATGGCCTCTGCGTATCTCAAGAAATACCCAGAGGCAGTCATGCTCTTTTATGATTCTGAGTTCGGTTCTCCTCAGCAATACTTCAAGACCTTCGGCATCGATCCATCTCGAGTTCTTCATACTCCTGTCACCAACGTTGAGGAGCTGAAGTTCGATCTCGTCAACCAACTGAATGGCCTGGAGCGTGGCGAGAAGGTCATCGTGATCATCGACTCGATCGGTAATCTGGCTTCCAAGAAGGAAGTTGAGGATGCAATGAACGAGAAGTCAGTGGCTGACATGTCCCGCGCCAAGGCTCTCAAGGGTCTGTTCCGTATGGTCACTCCCTATCTGACGCTGAAGAACATCCCACTCGTGGCCATCAATCATAGTTACAAGACGATTGAGATGTACTCCAAGGATGTCATGTCTGGTGGTACCGGCATCTACTATTCTGCCAACGCAGTCTGGATGCTTGGTCGCCAGCAGGACAAGGATGACGATGGTCTGCATGGCTATCACTTCGTGATCAACATCGACAAGTCTCGCTTCGTGAAGGAGAAATCTAAGATTCCGATCTCTGTCTCATTCAATGGTGGCGTTGAGAAGTACTCTGGTCTTCTCGAGACCGCACTGCTCGGTGGCTTCGTGACGAAGCCTTCTGCTGGCTGGTACCAGCGTAAGGGTGACGAGAACAAGTACCGTGAGAAGGATACATACTCATCTGAGTTCTGGGATCCGCTTCTCGACTCGAGCGAATTCAAGGAGTTCATAAAGGGTCACTTCACCGTTGGCTATCGTTCTATCCTGGACAACGAGGAAGCAAAGATCACAAAGTCAAACCTAAAAAATCTATCAGTTGAGGACGAAGAAGATGAAGAATAAAATCACCGACAAATCTTACAAGCTTCTCGACAGCGAGAATGAGACGTACGCCGTACGAATCCTTGACAAAAAGTACGAGGATGTTATCATTCAGTACGGTAAGATTTCTCTCAAGGTAAACGAAGACTCCGAGACTGCAACGCTGAGCTATAAGTTCAACATCACAGATTGTCCAGATAAATTTATCAAAGAAGATCTGGAACACGACAAGAACTTCAATACATATGTCGGAGACATTCTAACGTTCATCATCCAAAGCGCATTCGATACCGGTAACTATACCTTCGGCGACGGAAAATCCTCTGATGTCAAATCAACTACAGACAACGATTCTGCAAAAGATAGTAAACGATGAGAAGTTTTGCAGGAAAGTTCTGCCATTCATCAAGACTGAGTACTTTGATTCTGCACATAAGTGCATCTATCGGCTAGTACTCGACTTCATTACGAAGTACAACAAGCTGCCGACTCGTGCAGCTCTGGACATCGACTTCCAGAACAAGGCCGAGACCTCCGAGGATCTGTATCCAAAGGCGGTCTCGGTTCTTGAGTCTCTGGACCAGAATCCTCAGGTCGAGGAAGCATGGTTGCTAGAGAACACGGAGAAGTGGTGCAAAGACCGCGCCGTGTTCCTGGCAATCATGGAATCCATCGAGATCATTGATGGAAAGAAGAAGGATCTCTCGAAAGACGCAATTCCAGATATCCTTCACAAGGCTCTCGGAATCAACTTCGATAACTCCGTCGGACACGATTATCTGCAGGACTTTGAGAAGCGGTATGACTTCTACCATCGTGTCGAGGATCGTTTGCCGTTCGATCTGGAACTGTTCAACACCATCACTAAGGGTGGAGTTCCTCGCAAGACGCTGAACATTGCTCTGGCTGGTACTGGTGTCGGAAAGTCTCTCTTCATGTGCCATGTGGCTGCATCAGCTCTGGCTCAGGGTAAGAATGTCCTTTACATCACGATGGAAATGTCTGAGGAACGCATCGCTGAACGTATTGATGCCAACCTCATGAACATTCAGATCGATCAGCTCCCCTCGCTGAGCAAGAACATGTTTTCAGACAAGGTGACTCGAATCGCCGGCACCACAGTCGGCAAGCTGATCATCAAGGAATATCCGACAGCCTCGGCTCATACAGGGCACTTTCGTGCCTTGCTGAATGAACTGAAGCTGAAGAAGGACGTTGTTCCAGATGTCATCTTTGTGGACTATCTGAACATCTGCGCATCTGCTCGCATGAAGGGTCTGGGTGGGTCGATCAATACCTACTCGCTCATCAAGGCGATCGCCGAGGAGCTTCGTGGTCTGGCAGTCGAGTTCAATGTTCCTATCTTCTCTGCCACTCAGACCACTCGATCTGGTTTCAGCAATACCGACCTGGAGCTGACTGATACCTCTGAGTCCTTTGGTCTTCCTGCCACTGCTGACTTCATGTTTGCGCTGATCACAACTGAGGAGCTTGAGAAGCTTGGCCAGATGATGGTCAAACAGCTGAAAAACCGGTACAACGATCCCAGTGCCAACAAGAGGTTCATCATCGGCGTTGATCGTTCCAAGATGAAGCTGTACGACGTGGAGGACAAGGCCCAGACCCTTTCCAAGGAAGCCACAGTCCGAGGTGGATCCAAGGATTTCAGTGATTTCACCATACAATAAGTGTTTACAAACCATCAAAACATGCTAGGATTCTAAGATCATGGGAATGTTCGACACAGTCAGCTGGGCAGATCCACTTCCTTTC